GTGCGCGGTAATCGGCATGCGCGGGGATACGGAAGCGCGTGGGAAAAGATCAGGTTGCGCATCTTGCGTCGTGACTGCGGTCTTTGTCAGCCCTGCCTGCAAGCTGGAAGAGTGACGACGGCGACTGCGGTTGACCACGTAGTTTCGAAAGCGCGAGGCGGAACTGACCGCGACGAGAACCTGCAAGCAATCTGTCGTGACTGTCATGCGACGAAGACGGCGCGTGAGCGGCTGCGGTGACGCGGGCGCGGTCGAGCCCTGTCGTCGACCGCCCGGCGGGCGCGGCGGGTGGGGAGGGGGGGTAAAAAAGTCTGGAAGGCGTCGCCTCCGGGACCGCACGCCTCGTCAAATTTTTACGCCCGCGAAATTAAAAATTCAGGAGTTGGTCAGTGGGAGGTATCGCGTCAGTGCCGGGTCGGGGCAGAAAACCCAAGCCGACCGCACGGAAAGTCGCTGCGGGAAATCCCGGCAAACGTGCGCTGAATAAGGACGAGCCGGATTTCGGCTTGGTCACGAACATCGAGCCGCCAGAGTGGATTTGCGACGAGGCGCGTGACATGTGGGAGCGCGTTGTTCCGCTGCTTTGCGGGCAAAAAATCTTGCAAGTGACCGACCTGCACATTGTCGAAATCTTCTGTGCGGCCTACGGCAACTGGCGTACTGCTCAGGACGAGTTGACTCGCAACGGCCCTGTTGTTGACAGCTCGCAAGGCAGTCCGATGAAGAATCCGGCCGCGACCGTTGTGAAGGAAGCCGCGGCACAAATGGCGAGCTTCGGCGCAATGCTGGGGCTCGACCCGGCTAGCCGGCAGCGCCTGGTTGGCGCGAAGCCGAAAACGCCTGACAACCCTTTCGCGAAGCTGCTCGGCAAATGATTGAAAGACATGGCGACGAATTTCCCGCGCGTAGAGCAGGGGCTCAAGTTCGCGCGAGAGGTCGTTCGTGGCAAGCGCGTCGCTTGCCGGTATGTGCAACTTGCTTGCAAGCGCCACCTTGACGACCTTGCGGCGAGCCGAAAGAAGGATTTCCGCTGGAAGTTCGATCCGGAAGCCGCGGAGCGAAAGCTCAAGCTCATTGAACTGCTACCACACACGAAAGGCGAGTGGGCGTTCAAGGGGCAATCGGTAACGCTGGAGCCTTGGCAGAAGTTCGGCCTGATGGCGACCTTCGGCTGGGTCAATAAGCGCACCGGCAAGCGCCGGTTCCGCGAGAGCTACTGGGAGGTGCCGAGAAAGAACGGCAAATCCGTGATCGCGGCCGGCGTTGGTATCGGGATGTTCGTGCTTGATGATGAATTCGGCGCCGAGGTTTATTCCGGCGCGACGTCTGAAAAGCAGGCGTGGGAAGTTTTTCGGCCGGCGCAGTTGATGGTCAAGCGCTCGCCGATGCTCATCGAATCGGCTGGAATCGAGGTCAATGCCTCGAACATGAATAAGCCGGCCGACGGAAGTCGATTCGAACCAATCATCGGCAACCCCGGCGATGGCGCATCGCCTTCCTGCGCGATCGTGGACGAGTACCACGAGCATGACAGTGCCGCACTGTACGAAACGATGCTGACTGGCATGGGCGCCCGTCGACAGCCGCTGATGTTCATCATCACGACGGCCGGCGCGAACATTGAAGGCCCGTGCTACGACAAGCGTCGGCAGGTGATTGAAATGCTCGAGGGGACGGTTCCCGACGACGAGCTTTTCGGGTGGATCTGGACGATCGACGAAGGCGATGATTGGACCGATCCGCGCGTGCTGGCGAAGGCCAATCCGAATATCGGAATTTCGGTCTATCAGGAATATCTGGAGAGCCAGCAGCAGCGCGCGATCAAATCAGCGCGCTTCACGAACACGTTCAAGACGAAGCATCTGAATGTCTGGACGTCGGCCAAGGCCGGGTTCTTCAATCTCGAAGACTGGAAAGCTTGCGAAGACCGCGCGCTGACTCTCGAACAGTTCGAGGGGCAAGACAGCGTGCTCGCGCTCGACATGGCGCGCAAGCTCGACTTGAACAGCATGGCCCGGCTTTTCTGGCGCGACATCGACGAGAGGCGGCACTACTTCTGCGTTGCACCGAGATTTTGGGTGCCCGAGGACACGGTGCGCAATACCGAGAACCGTCGTATGGCGGAGAGGTATCAGGCGTGGGTCAATCAGGGCTTTCTGCTCGAAACGGACGGCGCGGAGATCGACTACCGCGACATTCTCGAAGAGGCAAAGGACGCGAACCGGATATGCCCGGTGCAGTGCACGCCGCTGGACCCGCACGGCGCGACGAACCTCTCGCATCAACTCGCGGATGAAGGGCTGACGCCCGTCACGATCGTGCAGAACTACACGAACATGTCCGATCCGATGAAGGAGCTTGAGGCAGCAATTACCGCGGGTCGATTCCATCACGACGGTAATCCGGTCATGACGTGGTGTGTGAGCAACGTCATCGGCAAGAACCTGCCTGGCAATGACGACGTGGTGCGACCGATCAAGCAGGGCAACGACAACAAGATCGATGGCGCGGTGGCGCTGATTATGGCGATCGGTCGCGCGATGCTGGCCGATCGCATCGAAACCGGGTCGATCTACGATCAAGGAGTGGGTGTTTGAAATCAATTGCTATTGCGGCCTGGGTGGCCGGCCTGCTCGGGTTTGCGCTACTGGTCGCGGGTGTGGTGCTGGTCAGCCTGCCGATTGGGCTGATTGTAGCGGGTGTCCTGCTTCTGTTGTGGGCGCTCTTGGCGGATATGGCAGCGGCTCGTGCAGAGCGAGTCGTGCAGCCGAAGGAGTAGCCCAATGTTCTTCAGTAGGCAATTGCTATCCAACGCGGGTCGTACGCAAATGGAGGGCGGTGGATGGGTGTCGGCGCTATTAGGCAGCGCGCGATCGGATTCCGGTCAGGTCGTTACTCCGGCAAGCGCACTGGCGCTGACGGTGCTCCAAAACTGCGTCACTCTCCTTTCGGAGAGCATCGCGCAGTTGCCGATCGAGCTGTATGAGCGCACTGGTAACGACCGGAAGCCGGCGACGGATCATCCCCTGTATTCGATCCTGAAGTACGAGCCCAACCCGTGGCAGACCCCGTTTGAGTACCAGGAGCAATCGCAGGTCGCTGCAGGTTTGCGCGGCAACAGCTACAGCTTCATCGATCGCGATCAGGACGGGGTCATTCGGGGCTTGTATCCGCTCGATAATGAGGCAGTGAGTGTCATGAAGGGCTCGGACCTCATGCCGGTCTATCGGGTCCACGGGGCCGAGCCGATGCCGAAGCGGCTGGTGCATCACGTTCGCTGGATGTCGATCAACGGCTACACGGGCCTGTCACCTGTCCTGCTGCATGCGAACGCGATCGGGCATGCGCAGGCGATCCAGCAGTACGCCGGCAAGTCGTTCATGAACGGCACCACACTGTCGGGCGTGATTGAGCGTCCCAAGGACAGTCCAGCGCTTAAGGACCAAGCAAGCGTGGATCGAATCACGGACTGCTGGAACGAGAAATTCGGTGGAACAGGCAACGCAAAGAAGGTCGCGTTGTTGCAGGAGGGCATGACGTTCCGGCCGTTGTCGATGACGAACGTCGACGCAGCGCTAATTGATGCGCTGCGTCTTTCGTCGCTCGATATCGCTCGGATCTACAAGATCCCGGCTCACATGGTGAACGAGCTGGAGCAGGCTACGTTTAGCAACATCGAGCATCAATCGCTTCAGTTCGTCATCTATACGTTGTTGCCATGGGTCAAGCGGCACGAACAGGCGAAGGCGCGCGATCTGCTGCTACCGTCCGAACGAAAGCAATACTTCATCGAATACAACCTTTCGGGGCTATTGCGTGGCGATCAATCGTCGCGTTACGCAGCGTATGCAGTCGGGCGCCAGTGGGGCTGGCTGTCGATCAACGACATTCGGCGGCTTGAGAACATGCCGCCCGTCAAGGGCGGCGATATCTACCTGAGTCCGATGAACATGGTCGACGCGGCGAAACCACAGAAAATCCCCGCTGGCAACACCGAGCCGACGAAAGCGCAGATTGATGAAATTGGGAGGATCCTATCTTGAAGCCACACCTCAGACTTGCAAGTCTGATTTTCAACCAGCCGCAGCTCGTCACGGACCCGATGATGTCGCTCGCGGTGCAGTGGGCGAATCAGGCGCTCAACCTGAACATCGTCAACCTGACCGTGAACGGCGTGCAGCCGAAGATCATGGAGGATGACGAGTTCGGCGGTGGCGCGCAGATGGCTACTGCGTCGGAGCGCCGCCGTGTCTTGGTGGCCGATACCGGTATGGACATTATTCCGGTGTCGGGAATCCTGGTGTCGCGCTCGGCGCACATGAATCCATGCGAGCCGATGACCAGCTACGAGGGTTTGCGGACTGCCGTGAACCAGGCGGTTTCGGATCCGGCCGTCGAACATATCGTCCTCGACATCGATAGCAACGGCGGTAGCGCGACTGGTGCGTTCGAACTGGCTGACGACATTCGCGCCGCATCGCTGGTCAAGCCGATCACGGCCATCGTCAACTTCTCGGCCTTCTCGGGCGGTTATCTCATCGCTGCTGCGGCTTCGACGGTGATCGTCAGCCGCACGTCGGGCGTCGGGTCCATTGGTGTGATCGCCAATCATCTCGATGTCTCGAAGCGTGACGAACAGCAAGGGATCAAGGTGACGTCAGTGTTTGCCGGCGATCACAAGAACGATCTGACGCCGCACGAACCGATGAGCGACCAGTCGCTATCGTTCCTTACCAGTATGGTGCAGAACAGCTACAGGCAGTTTGTCGATGCGATCGCGAACTTCCGTGGCTTGAGCACGCAGGCCGTGAAGGACACGCAGGCGGGCATCTTCTTCGGCCAGCAAGGCGTCGATGTCGGATTGGCGGACAGCATCGAGACGCCGCAGGCAGCGATCAACCGGATTGCTGCTGAAGTGCGCGCGTCGCGAGCCGAGCGCCAAGGCGGGAGCTCCCGACGTAGTGTGTCGGCCCGTGCGGCGGCAATGAATATGCAATCCATGATGTAACAGTCGCAAACAATCGGAATTCCACGATCAACGTCAGAGCGCGTTCGCGTCTCAGTTGAGCACTGCCACCTTCGGGTGGCATTTTTTTAGGAGAAGGGTAAGTGAACATCAATGAACTCCGCCGCGAACGCGCTGCCATCAACCAGCGTGTTCAGGCGCTGGCCCAGATCGAGTTGGGCGGCACCGCGTTGTCGGCCGAGCAGCAGGCCGAATTCGACCAGCTCAGTTCGAAGTTCAACGAACTGACTGCGCAAATCGAGCGGGCGGAAGCCGCGGAGCGCATGGCCGCCGCCGCCGCAGTACCGGTCGATCCGACGCCGGCTGCAGTCACTGCGCCGGCTGCGGCGTCCGTGCCCGCGCAGCCGAAAGCCCCGGAAATCAAGGGCGCGAAGATGGCGCGAATGGTTCGCGCGCTCGCTGCAGCGCGTGGCGACGCGCAGCTCGCGTCGAAGATTGCAATCGAGCGCGGCTTCGGCGAGGACGTCGCCATGTCGCTAAACACCCTTTCGCCGGGCGCAGGCGGTGTCCTGGTGCCCGAGAACCTGTCGAGCGAGGTGATCGAACTGCTGCGCCCGAAGTCTGTTGTCCGGAAGCTCGGCGCGCGTACGCTGCCGCTTTCGAACGGAAACATCACCATCCCGCGCCTCAAGGGCGGCGCGATCGTCGGTTACATCGGCGCCGACACCGACATCCCGGCGACTCAACAACAGTTCGACGATCTGAAGCTCACGGCGAAGAAGATGGCCGCACTGGTGCCGATCGCAAACGATCTGATCAAGTACGCCGGCGTGAATCC